GATATCTATAACATAAACGATTTATTAATAGCCCTTCCAAAAGAAAAGAAGTGTGAAGCTAATGAAGAAGGTACATGGTCTCCACACGAAATACCGAAAGAGTTGGCATCAATAAAGTCTCAAGCAGAATGGAATGTTAGAACCAACGAGTTCAAGTCAAAATACATAGACTATATAGAAGGAGAGTTTGATAAGAGAGCTAATGGGCACTGGTTTTTAAATAAAGGAATACCTACTTACTTAACAGGGAGCCACTACATGTACTTGCAATGGACTAAGATAGATGTTGGATTACCAGAGTTTAGAGAAAGTAATAGAATATTTTACATTTTTTGGGAGGCATGTAAAGCGGACAATAGATGCTATGGAATATGTTACCTTAAAAACAGAAGAAGTGGATTTTCGTTTATGTCTGGTAGCGAGTGTAGTAACATTGGAACAATCACCAGAGACGCTAGATTAGGAATACTAAGCAAGACAGGTGGTGATGCTAAAAAACTATTTACAGAGAAAGTGGTTCCAATGGGGCTTAATTATCCATTCTTTTTTAGGCCTATTCAAGATGGTATGGATAGACCCAAAACGGAAATATCATATCGGGTTCCAGCAAGTAGGCTGACTAGGAAGACAATGTTTAGCACAGACGAAGAAGAATTAGATGGATTAAATACAGTAATTGACTGGCAGGCTACTACAGACAATAGTTATGATGGTGCCAAGCTTAAGTTTTTGCTTCACGACGAAACAGGAAAATGGCTCAAGCCTGAAAATATACTAAACAACTGGAAAATAACGAAGACATGCCTGCGATTAGGTAAGAATATTGTTGGTAAGTGTATGATGGGTAGTACCAGTAATGCGTTATCAAAAGGTGGAGCTGAGTTTAAGGAGTTGTTTGAAAAGTCAAACCCAAGAGTAAGAAATAATAATGGACAAACTACCAGTGGGTTATATGCGTTATTTATACCTATGGAATGGAACTTTGAGGGGTATATAGATAAATGGGGGTTCCCTATACTAGAGGTAGCTAAAGGCAAATCTGTTGAAACTTCAGATGGAGAGTCTGTTTCTATAGGAGTAATAGAACATTGGAATAATGAAGTTGAGTCACTAAAGAATGACTCAGACGCATTGAACGAACACTATAGGCAGTTCCCAAGAACAGAGAGTCATGCTTTTAGGGATGAGAGTATAAGCAGCCTATTTAACCTTACAAAGATATACCAGCAGATAGATTACAATGAAGGGATGATAGAGGGAAGGACTTTAACTAGAGGATACTTCAGCTGGTATAATGGAGAGAAGGACACAAAGGTTATTTGGACTCCTGACAATAAAGGAAGATTTTTAGTGTCATGGATTCCTCCAGCACATCTGCAAAATAATGTAGCCGTAAGAAATAATTTAAGGTACCCACTGAATGAGCATCTAGGTATTTTTGGATGCGATAGTTACGACATATCTGGCGTAGTAGGTGGTGGAGGTTCAAATGGAGCGTTACACGGCCTGACTAAGTTTCACATGGAACAAGTTCCTACGAACCATTTCTTTCTTGAATACATATCTAGGCCACAGACAGCTGAGATATTTTATGAAGATGTAATAATGGCAATTCACTTCTATGGAATGCAAATTTTGGCAGAGAACAATAAACCTAGGCTACTATACCATTTAAAGAATAGGGGATATAGGCCATTTAGCATGAACAGGCCAGATAAGCCACTAGCAAAACTGTCAGTAACAGAAAGAGAGCTAGGTGGGATACCGAATACGAGCGAAGACGTAAAGCAGGCACACGCAGATGCCATACAGACATACATAGAAAAATATGTTGGGTACGACTTAGACGGCACCTATAGGGACTCAGAAGAAATTGGCGATATGTTTTTTAATAAAACACTACAATCTTGGGCTAAATTTGATATAAACAATAGAACTAAATTTGATGCTGCAATAAGTAGCGGACTTGCAATAATGGCTGGACAGCGCCATTTGTACGTTCCAAAGACTGAGAATACAAAAATAAGTATTAAATTTGCGAAGTATGACAATTCTGGTAGAACTAGTCAGCTATTAAATAATGAGAGATAAAAAAAATATATCAATTCCGAAACAACCATTCCCTAGTGCAAACGTAAAAGATTCAATAAAGGCTACTGAAGAGTATGGATTAAAGATAGGTAAAGCAATACAGCACGAATGGTTTCAGGAGGGCGGAGGTACTTGTAAGTTTTTTACTAGATGGACAGACTTCCATAACACTAGGCTATATGCTAGAGGCGAGCAGCCTATTCAGAAGTATAAGAAAGGGTTTGGAGATGACTTGTCACATATAAATATGGACTGGACTCCAGTTCCTATTATTCCGAAGTTTGTTGATATTGTTGTAAATGGAATGTCAGACAGAACCTTTAGCACAAAGGCTAGAGCTGTTGATGCTATGTCTGCTGACGAAAGAAATAAGTATCAGCAAATGGTTAAGTCTCAAATGATAGCAAAGCCTGTATTAATGGCTATAAAGGAGAATTTCGGTGTTGATACTTTTAAGGTTCCGCCAGACGAGTTGCCAGAAACGAATGATGAGCTTTCTTTGTTCATGCAAATGAAATATAAGCCAAGAATTGAGATAGCTGAGGAGACAGCTATTGATACAATTTTTGAATTAAATAACTATGAAAATCTAAGAGATAAGTTTCACTACGACTTAACAACTCTTGGTATTGGGATAGGTAAGCATACATTTAATATTAATGACGGTATTAGAATTGAGTATGTTGACCCAGCAACAGTTGTTCATTCATACACAGAGTCTCCTACATTCTCTGATTGTTTTTATTGGGGTGAGGTTAAAACAGTACATGTAAGTGAGTTGCTGAAGCTAAACCCAGATATGGATGAGGAAGATTTAGAGGAAGCGGTAAGAGGCGGACAAGAATTTGGCGATTACTATATAGGGATGGCAAAATACAGAGAAAGTGTTTTCCAGAAAGATACTGTGACATTACTATATTTTAATTATAAAACAACTAACAGCGTTGTTCATAAGAAAAAGAAGTTAAATAATGGAGGAGAGAAGGTAGTTAAGAAAGACGATAGTTTTAATCCAGAGCCAAATGAAAACTTTGAAAAAATAGATAAAAAGATTGAGGTGTGGTATGAAGGCGTAATGACATTAGGGTCAAATATGCTTATCAAATGGGAGCTTTGCAAGAATATGGTAAGACCAGATGCCGCAATACAGAAGACATATTCAAACTATGTAGCATGTGCCCCAAGAATTTATAAGGGAGAGATTGAGTCTTTGACTAAGCGAATGATTCCTTTTGCAGACTTAATACAGATGACGCATTTAAAGTTGCAGCAGGTATTAAGCAGAATTGTTCCAGATGGTGTGTTTATAGATGCAGATGGTATTAATGAAGTTGACTTAGGTAATGGGGGCTCATATACTCCAGAGGATGCATTAAACATGTACTTCACAACGGGTAGTGTTATTGGTCGTTCATATACTCAGGATGGTGAATTGAATCATGGTAAGATACCTATCCAAGAGTTAAATAGTAACAATGGACAGGGTAAAATAAATAGCTTAACTAGCACTTATAATCATTACTTAGGTATGATTAGAGATGTGACAGGGTTAAATGAAGCAAGAGATGCAAGCACTCCTGACCCCAACAGTTTAGTTGGACTTCAAAAGTTAGCTGCTGCAAATAGTAATACAGCGACTAGACATATATTAAATGCTAGTGTATATATTACAAAGATGCTTAGCGAGGCTATATCATATAGGATTGCTGATGTGTTAGAATACTCTGACAATAGAGAAGAGTTTGCAATGCAGATTGGGAAATATAACTATGATATGCTAGATGAGATAAAAGCATTGCCATTGCATAGCTTTGGAATTTTCTTAGAGGTATCACCAGACTCAGAGCAAGAAAATCAATTAGAGAATAATATTGGTGTTGCATTGAAAGTAGGTCAGATTAATCTTGAGGATGCTATTGACATCCGAAACATGAAAAATATAAAGCTTGCTAACGAATTATTGAAGCAAAGAAGAAAGTCAAGAGATAAGCAGCGAATGGATGAGCAGAAGCAGGCTATGGAGCAGCAAACTCAAGGGAATATCCAATCGGCACAGGCATCTAGCCAAGCAAAAGCTCAGTCTCTACAGATTGAAGCACAGGTTAAAATGCAAGTAATTCAAGCCCAATCTCAGGCAGACATGGCTAAGATGGAAAGAGAGGCTCAATTGAAACTTGAGTTGATGAACCAAGAGTTTGAGATGCAGATGAGGTTAAAGCAGGCAGAGATAGAGCTAGTTAATGGCAGAGACATGAAGAAGGAAGAAGCTAAAGATAATAGAACAAAAATACAGGCAACACAACAGTCAAAGCTAATAGAGCAAAGACAAAATAAAGCGCCATCTGTAGACTTCGAGTCTAACGAGGATTCTTTAGATGGATTTAGCCTAGGAGAGTTTGAACCGAGGTAGTTGTTTATGTATGATATTAGTCATATATTTGCTAAAATTTAATATAATATGGAATTTACTAA